CACTAAAAGCGGCCAAAAATTTACCATTTAAGTTTTCAGATTATGGTGCTATGGTCACCTTATGAAAAAACAGCGATTAATCTCAAGAAAAGATTTTGCCACCTTGGCGGGCGTTTCGCCGGCGGCGATAACCAACGGGTGCAAGACGATTTTAGCCGAGGCGGTAGCGGGCCGTTTTGTGGATTCCGCGCACCCGGACGCCGTGTATTACGTCGCCAAGCGGCGGAGCGTAACCGAGGGCGCCCCGGACCCCCTGTACGACCGGGCGGTTGAGTTCTGTATCGATTCGGGGAATTTTACCAAAACGGCCATCGGCAAACACCTCGGCATCGGTGTCGACCGGGCGTTGCGGATTCAGGCGGCCATGTATGAGGCGGGTATCGTTCCGCCGTCCCGCCGGCCACGTAAGCCAGCCCCGCCCCCCGAGCCCGCAGAGCCGAAGGCAAAACGGAAACCGAGCCTTAAGCCCCGCAGGCCACGTAAGCTGGCGCCGTCCCCCGAGCCGGCCGGACGGGCCCCCCGCGGGAAAGAGGCGTTGAAAGTCAAGCGCCGTAGCGGGCCGCCGCCAGAGCTCAGTAACGAGGAGTTTGAAGTACCGGAGGCAATAGAGGCTTTTGCCGATATGCCGTTACGGGAAGTCATAGAAAAATTTGGGACCGACACCCGTTTTGAGATGTTCCTGAAGGCCCTCAAGACGATCGAAGACATAAACACCCGCCGGGTGAAAAATTCGGCGGCTATCGGCGAGCTGGTGACACGATCCCTTGTGATTAAGGGCGTGATTGACCCGTTTAACGCGGCGCACCTAAAAATTATGCAGGACGGCGCAAAAAGCATAACTACCGCGGTTATCACAAAGCACGAGGCGGGCATAAGCTCCGCAGAAATCGAGGCCCACGTTTCGGACATTCTCGGGACGTTTATCGCGCCGATAAAAAAGAAAATCACAAGGGCGCTACGCAATGCCAAAACTTGAATTGGAGCGGGTGGGCGCGGACTGGCTGGCCGATCAAGTGGACGCGATGGCGGACCGCTTGGACCATATAACCCCCGTTCGGTTTAATGAGGAAAATAGGTATCTGCCGTCCGGTGTGAGTCCCCGGCCGGGGCCGATGCGTTTCGACGTGTTCCCATTTTGGCGGGAGATCGTGAATTGCTTTGATGTCCGGTCGCCCGTGCGTGAAGTAAATATTATGAAAGGCGCGCAGCTTGCGTATACGACAAATCTAGAAACGATCCTGTTCTACCACATCCTTTTCATCAAGACACAAGCGGCGATGTTTTTTAGCGCGGATAAAGAGCTCGTATCGGGACGTATGGAAAACGGCATCTTGCCGATGATAAATGAATCTGGGTTTAGCGACGTTATACGTTCAAGTGACATCGGTAACGCCCGGAAAACAGGTAAGACAAAGGATCATCTGCAGTGGGACGGCGGCGGGTTTCTAATTTATCAGGGCGCAAAGAACGCTAAGAAAATGCGTCAGTGGTCCGCGCCGTTGTTGCTAAAAGACGAGCTCGACGGCTGGGACCGCAACGTGGGGCAGGATGGGAATAGCGACGCGTTGACGGACGCCCGGGCGTACGCATATTGGGACACCCGTAAGATTTTGCGGGGGTCGACGCCGCTGTTAGAGCCGTCCATGATAAACGAGGCGTATCTATGCGGGGACCAAAGAAAATATATGATACGGTGCCGGGCGTGTTCGTTTCCGCAGGAATTAAAACACCGGAAGCCCAATAACGAGACGGGCATTGTTGGGGGTTTTCAGTGGGACACTGAGGGCGGCCGTCTCGTGCTCGAATCGGTGCGGTACGCTTGCGTGGAGTGTGGTCACACGCATTATGAGCATGATAAAGATTTTATTTTCGCCGAGGAGAACGGCGCGGCGTGGGTCCCGACGGCCACACCGAAAGAACCACAAATCAGGTCGTATCATTTGCCGGCGTTCTATAGCCCCGCCGGGTTCCGGCCGTGGTCGAAATGTATTTCTGATTTTTTAGCCAGCTATGATCCAGTGGCAAAACAGACGATCAGCATTAGCAGGTACCAGGAGTATGTAAATAACACTTTGGGGCTGCCGTTCAAGCAACAGGGTGCCAGCGTGGGCTTTCGCAGCGTGTCGGGTCACCGGCGAACGGAATACCGGTTCGGGCAGGTCCCGAACGAGTACGCGGCGGAGCACTCCGGGTCTAAGATTTTGTTCGCTACATGTACGGTAGACGTGCATAAGCGTAACCTGGCGGTGGCCGTGTTTGGCTGGTGCCGGGACGCCCGGCCGTATTTGCTCGACTATTGGCGGCTCGAACAACTGGACAGCAAAAAAGAGGACTACGATTGCCGGGAGATATCTTGCCCGGCGTGGGCCCGGCTAAGCGCGGTGATCGAGGAAAAAGAGTATGAAGCGGACGACGGCCAGAAGTACGGCGTAGCGTTGACGTTTGTTGACGCGGGGTACGCTAACGATACGGTGCTAACTTTTTGCGCTCAATATGATTCGGGGGTGCATCCGATCATAGGGCGCGCCCGCGCGGCAAAGAATCAGCGAATAAAAGAGTTTGACCCGTTCCGGACACAATCGGGTGTTTTGGGCTATAAATTACTCGTGGACCATTATAAGGATCGGATGTCCTCGGTTTTACGCCGGCAGTGGGACCCGGAGATCCAGGGCCAGCCAATTTACCACTTTAACGCCCCGATGGATGCGACCGACAAGCAGCTAACAGAGCTGACTAAGGAGTACCGGAAAGAGGATACAGACCCGCAGGGGAACACGTTTTACGTGTGGCACCGCCCGGGTAATGCGCCGCAGGAGTTGTGGGATTTGCTCGGATACGGGTACGCATCGGTTGACGTGCTCGCGTACAGTATCTGTATCGGGTTTTTCAAGCTCGAAACGATTAATTGGGATGATTTTTGGAAATTTGCTATGGATTCGGCTAATGATGGCGTATTTTGTAGACTTGAATAAAACGCAAGGTTGGGGTACCGTGTGGTATTGAACCTCGGAGGGTTGCCCTTGGATAGAACGTTTTTAGAGGCCCGGATAGCAGCGTGCCAGGCGTTAATTGTCGCTTGGGAGGACGCGCTATTAGCGCTTTCAATCACGAACGGCGTACAGTCGTATACGATTGACACGGGGCAGTCTCGGCAGGTTGTAACACGTTCAGATATTGGCTCAATTAACAGAACGATTGACGCGCTCTATAACCGTTGCAATATTCTGGAAACCCGCTTAAACGGTACTGGGGTACTGACTGCGAGGCCGGCTTGGTGAGAGTTTTAGGACGTGAAATCCACGGTTGGGGCATCCCGAAGTCAAGGCCGGCCGGGCCGCCGATGGTTTCGGTTGACGATCTAAATCCGTTTGCTTTTCTCGGTCAGACGACCCCCGCGCCCTCCGAGTTTTCTATTTTTGACGGGTCTAAATTTTCCGGCGGGTACGGCGATACGCAAGTTTTTGAGCTTGATTACTGGACGCTCCGAGCCCGATCCACCGAGCTATTTTATTCCAATCCGTACGCCCGGGGGCTTTTGAGGCGGTTGGTCACAAATGAGATAAATACGGGCCTGACTCCAGAGGCTTGTCCAGATGAGAAAATAATTGGCCTGCCCGAAGATGCGCTAGTTGATTGGTCTGAAGAGGTAGAGAACCGGTTTCTTTTGTGGGGGAAAAACCCGGTGGTTTGCGATTGGCTGGGTGCGTCCACGTTCGGGGCAATCCAACGGCTTGCTCGGCTTGAGGCGTTAATTGCCGGGGACGTGTTAGTTGTCCTCCGGCAACCCCGGGGCGCTCGTGTCCCGCAGGTCCAGCTCGTAAGTGGCGATGCGGTACGCACACCCTTACTAGGCGAAACAAATATAAAATCCGGCCATCGGATAGAGCACGGCGTTGAATTAGATCTCGCGGGGCGTCAGGTTGCCTACTGGGTACGCCAGGACGACGGTAGCGCGAAACGACTCCCGGCGTTTGGGCGGCGCTCTGGCCGTCGTACCGCGTGGCTCGTCTATGGCACAGACAGGCGGCTTGACGACCTCCGCGGCCAGCCTTTGCTTTCCATTCTATTGCAGTCATTAAAAGAGATTGATCGGTACCGCGATTCAACGCAGCGTAAGGCTGTTATCAATTCGATTCTGGCTATGTTTATCCAGAAGGACGCCAACATGCCGGGGTCTTTGCCAACAACCGGCGGCGCCAAGCGGAAAACTACGGGAACGGTTACCGATGGCGACGGGTCGACGCGGACGCGCAGTTTGATAAGTCAGGTCCCGGGTGTTGTGTACGAAGAGTTACAAACGGGCGAAAAGCCAGTCGGGTTCCATAACCAGGGCGTCGATACGAATTTTGGCGTATTCGAGACGGCCATAATCCAAGCTGTCGCGTGGGCCAGTGAAATTCCGCCTGAGATTCTTACATTGGCTTTTTCAAACAACTATAGTGCCAGTCAAGCAGCCATAAACGAGTTTAAAATTTACCTGAATCGGGTTTGGTCTGACTGGGGAGAAACGTTCTGTACTCCGGTTTATATCGAGTGGCTGATTTCAGAGGCGCTTTCCAGACGTATTGACGCTGGGGGGCTCCTGTCCTCGTGGCGGTCGCAAGACACGGCCGATGTTTACGGGGCTTGGACAGCGGTTGATTGGTACGGGTCCATAAAACCATCGACCGATATGTTAAAACAGACCAAAGGTAGCGCAATGCTCGTGGAGCATGGGTGGTCGACTAATGCCCGGGAGTCTCGCATAACGACGGGGACGAAATTTTCCAAAAATGTTAAACGTCTGAAGAGTGAAAACGCCCAGCTAGTAGAGGCCCGGCGGCCGCTTGCGGAATTTCAGGCGGAGTTCGGGGCGGCGGCCGAGGACGTGCGTGCCGAGAGTTTCGACGGCCTCGAAGCGTGGCTAGACGAGCAGTTAGAGGCACGGGGGCTTGAGCAATGTTAGATAAGCTCCGCGTTGTACTTGCTGGCCTCCGGACGGACATAGACGGGCTACAGGCGGAGCTTGAAGGCTTGCCGACGCCGGAGGACGGGCCGCCCGGCCGTGATGGTGCCGCGGGTCCGCAGGGGGTGCCGGGCCGTGACGGTGCCGCAGGGGCCGCGGGGCCAGCGGGCGCGTCGGGGGCTATTGGACCGGCCGGCCAGCCCGGCCGCGATGGTGCGGGGGGTTTGCCTGGCCGGGACGGGGCGGACGGTAGCGACGGCGCGTCGGGGGTGCATGGTAAAGCGGGCAGCGCCGGGCGCGACGGGGCGGTTGGGCCGCGGGGCCCGGCGGGCGCCGACGGCAAAAGTGTTACCGGCGTGCGGCTCAAAAGTAATAAGCTCTTTGTGGCCATTGACGGTCGAGAGGAAAAAGCCGGAGAGATAAAATTCCCCCGGCTAGCTCCTATTGTAGCCGGTGGCGGGGGCGGCGGTCCGCGGGTTTTCATTGACATTCCGACGGTCCACGTAAATTCCACACCGTACGTACCGGGCGAATCGGCTACGCTTATCGTAGACGCGACAGCCGAACAGATTGTTATTGATCTTGACGCGGCCGCGGGTTTCGGTGTTACGCGGCTGGAAATTAAAAAGCGTGATTCGTCGGCAAATGTGGTTGCCCTTAGTGGTACGGTGGACGGCGGTACGGACTTTTCGCTTGTCCCGCAGCATGAGACGGTTACCGTAAAGCGTGACGGCACGGAATGGTGGATAGTGTAATGACCGAGTTACGGCGGTTACATATTGAGGGCGTCGTCAGTGGCGAGACGGCGAAGGTAACAAATGGCGGGCTTGATGTTAACATCCAGGACCAGCATAGCCGTGCGTTGGATCTTAAGTTTATTATGGCGACCGGTGCGCCTACCGCGCTCACGTCGCCAACGGCGGTTGATGATCTGACTATCTCGGTGGCGGACGTGACCGGCTTTATTGACGGCACGTACGTTGGTGTGTTCGACCCTGGCGGGGCTTTTTATTTCGGGACCCAGCTTGGCGCTACCGTGGGGAACGTAATAACGTTAGATTCGCCGCTCGATAATGTTTTTTCGGTCGGGTCAAGTGTCATACATGCGACGGCCAATTTAGCTGTTGACGGTTCCACGACGTCTAAGATTTTCCAGATCGGTCCGGTCGGGGGTGATGTTGAAATCGACATAACGCGTATTTTAGGCTACATGCAAGACGGAACAGTTATGGAAGACTCCGGCTTTGGCGGGATCGCCGGCGGCCTTACACAGGGGTGCGTGCTGCGGGTTTCTAATGGAGTGAAACAGAATTTATGGAACGTAAAAACGAACGGTGATCTAGCCCTCATTGGGTACGATTTCACGTATACCGAAAAAGCGCCGGCCGGTTCGTACGGTGCCCGATTTCGGATAACGTACGCGGGGCAGGATAAACACGGGGTCACACTTCGGCTTGGCTCCGGGGACACCCTTGAGTTTATCGTACAAGACAATTTGGCGGCGCTTGAGGTATTCAATATTATGGCACAGGGCCATCAGGTGGAATAACTGCGGGGAGTGGAAAACATGCAATGGCTTCTGGACACGAACTTTTTTCAGGCGATGCAGGCGGCGTTAGCTTCAGGGGGAATGCCAAACGCAGAGCAGCAGGCGGAGTATGAAGCCCGGGATCGATCAGATTCGGGGGTCCTCACGGTTGCCGGCGATAAGGCTCAGATTGAAATAACGGGGGTGCTTACCCAAAAGCCGGATCTGTTCGCTCGGTGGTTCGGCGGGGGGAACACCACTTACGCACAAATAACGGCGGCGTTGGCGGACGCCGAGCAGGACCCGACTGTAACCGAAATCACGCTCGCGATCGATAGCCCGGGCGGGTCCATTTCGGGGCTGTTCGACACCTTGGCGGCGTTGGAGAACGTAACTAAGCCGATGCGGGCGGTGGCACATAACGTATGTGCGTCGGCTGCGTACGCAATCGCCAGCCAAGCGGACAGTATTATAGCCGCTAACAGGGCATCGCGGGTCGGGAGTATTGGCGTCGCGGCTACGTTTTTCGTAAGCGACAATAAGGTATCGGTCACGAGTACCGAGGCGCCTCTAAAAGTCCCGGACGTTCGGACGGTTGAGGGCCAGGCGGCGGTACGTGACGAGCTGGACGCGTTACACGAGGTTTTTGTTGACGCCGTGGCGAAAGGGCGTAAGATAGAAGCTGCTACGGTAAACGCCGATTTCGGGCGCGGGGCGACGGTTTTAGCCGAAGAGGCCGAACGTCGGGGGATGATCGATGGCGTCCGAGGCGTTGTTTCAGAAGGTGTCGCCTCTGGCGGCGAACAAAAAACGGAGGCGGAGGAAATGGATATTAAAACATTGCGGGAGTCGCACCCGGAAGTTTACGCGGAGGTTTTTGACCTCGGCGCGACGGCCGAGCGTGACCGTGTGGAGGCTCATCTTGTTATGGGCGAAGCGTCAGGCGACCTCAAGACGGCCCACACGGCTATTGCCGACGGGTCTGTCATGACGGAAAAACTCAGGTCCCAGTATTTGGCCGCGGGGCTGAATCGCCGGGACATTGAGGCTCGGCAGGCGGACGACCCTGAAGTTGCGGCCGGTGACGGCGCTGCGGCCCCGATTGGAGAAGCTGACGGCGAAAAGGTGGCCGCCGTTGTGGCCGAAGCTCTCGGATTGGAGGATTAAAAAATGGCGAATCTTACGAACACGAACAACGACCTCGGGAGCGTCATCCTACAGGATGCGGAATTTCGAGACGAGCTCCTTACTCTGGCGGGCGCTGATACGCTTCTGGAGGGGACGATCCTAGCGCGGAGTACGGCGAGTGATAAGCTCGTTATTTTCGTCAAGGGCGGGTCTACCGCCGGTAACGGCGTCCCGAAAGCTGTGCTGACTTATCAGGTCGTGGCCGCTGGTGCGGGTGACGTGTCCGTCCGGGCGATGGTTGGCGGCGCCGTTCGGAAAGAACGGCTCGTTATTGACGCCGATGGCGACGATAGTAATGTTGACGCCGTGGTGCTGGACCAGCTCCGCGATTACGGCATTACCTCAACCGATGTCCAGGAATTGAATATCCTGGATAACGCTTAAGGAGGCGTATCGTGTCAGGTACAACGACCAGAAAAATGATTCGTATGTATAACCAGCAGGCGGCGCCTACGTCGTTTATGGCTGGTTTGTTCCAATCTCCTAAGGGCAATATGCACAACAGCGCCGAGGTTGAGATCGACGTTGTCCGTGGTCAGGAGGACGTGTCTATTGCCATCCAAGATTTGTCGGTCGGGTATCGTGCGAATGCGAACGATATCTACTCGAACAAGTCCTTCGTACCCCCGATCCACAAGGAAAGTATCGCGCTCAATTCGCACGATCTCATCAAGCGTACGCCTGGCCAGGACTCGTTTGAGGACCCGGATTTTCGCGGTAACGTGATTGCCCGGGCTTTTATGGGCGCCAAAAAGGTCGAGCGTAAGATTCGACGTGCGATGGAGCTCCAGGCGTCTCAGGTCATGCAAACCGGGACGGTGACGCTCACCGACTCGGCGGGCGTGTCGGTCTATGCGATCGACTACAAGCCGAAAGCGACTCACTTGCCGGACGCCGGTGTAGCGTGGGCTTCGGCGACCGGAAAGCAAATGATGGGTGATATTGACGCGTTGGCTGATGTCATTCGTGGCAATGGCCTTGCTGATGCGAATCAGCTCATTTTCGGCGATACGGCTTTTCAGAATTTCATCAACGCCGCGCAAGTACAGGCGTTGTATGACAACCGCCGTATCGTTATCGGTACGGTGCCCCCCATGGAAATGCGCGGCGGCGGCGGCAAGTACCGCGGTACCATTGAAATTGGGAACTACTCCTATGACATGTGGACCTATAACGGTCGGTACACGCACCCTCAGACCGGTGTGAGTACGCCGTTTATGACCCCCACGAAAGTCATTGTTCGGGTTGCCGAAGGTCGGTTGGACGCCTCTTTCGGGGCGATCCCGAATATCGGCGCCGAGCTCGGCATTGGCAGCGGTCGTTTGCTTCGGGAGCTCCCGTCTCGAATCTCCAACACTGATGGCGGCATGGACATGTCCATCAACGTGTGGCTGACGGAAAACGGCGAGCAGCTTTTCGTTGGTGTCGGCTCGCGGCCGTTGATGATTCCGACGGCCATTGACACCTTCGGGTGTATTGATACGGCCCCGTAGAAGAGGGGCGTTAGGTAACTTCGGGCGGCGGTTGCGCCGCCGCCCGTTACTTGAAAACCGGAAGGTGGTTAGCCATGCCACGAGCGAAGAGAACAAAGCCCACGCCGCCTGCAGTTAAGACTCCCGAGGCTGAGACTCCCGAGGCTGAGACTCCCGAGGCTGAGACTCCCGAGGCTGAGACTCCCGAGGCTGAGACTGTAGACTATCACCGCATGGCCCCCGGTCGCGCAGTGACGACGAAACGCGGCATTGTGGGCCCCGGCGGCCGTATCGACGTGGGAGACCTAGCCGGCGGTAAGACGGCTTTCGACGCCTTTGTCAAGGCGGGTAAGATTCTGCCCCCGGGCGTTAAATGAGCCTCCGGGAATTGGCAGAAAGTGACCTGGCGATAACGCTTGAAGACCCCGCGGGTTTCGGTTGGGCGATTACGCTTATCAATCCGGCGGGCACCGCCGCAAGCTTACGCGGCCAGTCTACCGATATTTCGCAAATCATCGATCCGGACACCGGACAAGTTGTGTCCGGACGTTTGGCCGCGGTCACTATTCGAGTCGCGTCTTTAGCGGCGGCCGGCCTTACACTTCCGCAGGGCATCGCCGGCGCGGAGTCAAAGCCTTGGCTTGTGGGGTTTGACGACATTAACGGGCAGGCGTACACGTTTAAAGTTGCGGAGTCTAATCCGGATCGGGCGTTAGGCGTCGTTACATGTCTGTTAGAGGCTTACAATGGCTGAATTGACTAGCTTAATTGATAAGCAAGATAGCTTTGAGATTGTGCGCGATCAGCTCGCGGCCATTTTAGCTACCGAAACGGCAGCGCAGCAGGCGCTGGCGACGGCCGGCGGGGAAGATCCGCTTCTTTGGAAACTACGGGTTTATTCGGAGCGGTCGAACCCATGGGAGCAATTTTTAAACGGGCCCGCTGATAAGTCACCGCTTGTTAACGTCTGGTACGACAACTCCAATTTTATCGAGGCTGGCAGTAGCGTAAGCGAACGGCAGAAAACCGCGGGCACGTTTAATATTGATTGTTACGGGTACGGCGAAGCGGCGGACGTTGTGGGCGGCGGCCATAACCCGGGGGACCGTGAGGCAGCCCTAATAGTCCAGCGGGCGTTACGCCTCGTGCGTAATATTTTCATGGCCGCCCCGTATACATACCTCGGCTTGCGCGGCCTCGTGTGGCAACGGTGGATTAAGTCTATCACGGTTTTTCAGCCTGGAATGGATAACCGTTCAGTGCAGCAGATTGTGGGCGCGCGGGTGTCAATGGGGGTGACGTTTAACGAACTGGCGCCGCAAGTTGAGGCAGATACCCTTGAGTACGTGGCGATTGACATTTTGCGTGCCGAAGATGGCGAGATTGTGGCAGAGGCGGATTTTGATTATACGGCGTAACGTCGTTTTACCTCGGAGGTTTGGGATATGACAGTGTCAAGCGCAGTAGGTGCCTCGGCGGTCGCGCGCGCCGTTGGTATCGAAACGAAATTTAGCGACTTACGCGGGGGCGAAATTCAGTTTTTGCCGCAGCGTATCGCCGTTATCGGCCAGGGGGCTACCGCGTCCACGTACGCCACCACAAAGCGTCAGGTGACCAGCGCTCTCGAAGCAGGGCAGCTCTACGGCTTTGGGTCCCCGGTCCATCTGGCTTTAAGGCAATTACTGCCGGCGAACGGTGACGGCGTCGGGTCCATCCCCGTAACGGTTTACCCGTTGGAAGACGACGGCTCCGGTGTCGCTTCGGCTGGCGATATTACGCCGAGCGGGGCGCCAACTATGGCGCAGTCCTACCAGGTGAAAATCAACAACATCCTATCCGAGGCGTTTGTTGTCGCTGCGGCGGACACGGTGGCGGCTATTGTAACGGCCATGACCACGGCTATTAACGCCGTTGTTGATATGCCTGTAGTCGCTTCGGACGATACGACGGAAGTAGGCATTGCGTCGAAGTGGAAGGGTGCCAGCGCCAATGATATCGTGATTGAGATCGTCAGCCCGGCAACGGCTGAAATTTCGTTCGCGATAACCCAACCGGTCAGCGGTGCGACGAATCCTGAAATTGATGATGCGTTGGCTCAGGTGGGCGACATCTGGGAAACGCTCATCTTGAATTGCTTTGAGATCGCAGACACTACGACGCTCACGACGTACAACACGTTCGGCGTCGGCCGGTGGGGTGCGTTGACGCACAAGCCGTGCGTTGTGTTTACGGGTGTGAATGATACGACCGTGGCCGCGGCCATTGCCGTAAGTGACGCGCGAAAGACGGATCGGGTTAACGCGCAACTCGTGGCACCCGGGTCGAACGACTTGCCGCTGGTAATTGCGGCGCGTCAGCTGGCCCGCATCGCCGTTGTGGCCAATAGTAACCCCCCGCGGGATTACGGGAGCCAGGACGCTTCGGGAATCGTGCCGGGCGTTGATGGCGACCAGTGGACGTATCTGGACAGGGACCAGGCCGTCAAGGCCGGCAGTTCCACGATCGAGGTAAAAGACTCCGTTGTGAATATCTCCGACGTTGTCACTTTCTATCACCCGGACGGGGACCCCACGCCGGCCTATCGGTATGTTGTTGATATCATCAAGTTGCAGAACATTCTTTACAACATGGCCTTGATCTTCAATACCGCCGAGTGGGACGGCGCACCTCTGATTCCGGACGACCAACCGACCACCAACCGGGCGGCCAAGCAACCGAAAGCGGCCAAGGCTGAAATTGCGGCCATGCTTGATAGTTTGGGTGGCAACGCGATTATTAGCGACCCGAAAACGGCTAAGGCTAACACGGTCGCAGAGATTAGCGCAACGAATCCGAAACGTTTGGATATTTCGCTGGTCGTCCAGTTGAGCGGGAACGTTAACATCATTTCCGCTGACCTCAATTTTGGCTTTTTCTTCGGGTAGGAGGGCGTAGATATGACGGCAGTAGGTGGAAGCGTTGAATCTGTAACCTTGAGCGGCCGGGTTTTCCCGGTCGCAGCGGATGCCGAGACGCAACGAAAGCTTGGCGGGTTCGAGAATGAGGCCCAATCAAATGGTGACGGTTCCGCGCGGTTGGTAAAAACGCGCGTGCCGTTGTCCCTGGACGGGCTCGTTGTGGAGTGTGACGACTCGCGCGGTGACCACGAGTACCTACAGGCGCTTTCGGACAGAAATGATTTCTTTCCGTTCGCCATTACGTACGCGTCTGGTATCGTGTACCAGGGCTCCGCCCAGATCACCGGTGAGCTCCAAGTGAGCAGCCAGAACGCAACGGCGGCCGTGTCTCTCATGGGCCCGGGGAACATGACGCCGCAGTAGGAAAACGGGGGACTAAACCCGGCCGCGTAGGTACCCCCACCTTTCACCGCGTACGCGCGGGCACGGCCGCAAACGCCTAAATGGGGGTTTTTACGCTATGACCGAGACGACCGAAAGCGCACCTTCGGGTAAGATTTCCGAGGATGCGGCCGCGGCGGAGTTTGACCGCTTTGTGGAGTTGATGGACCTTGACCCCGTGGACGATGTCAGCTTGAGTTCCGAGGATAAAGCAGATCGGGATGGCGCGCGGACGCGTGTTATCCGGGCGATCTCCAACGGTTCGCTTTTTATCAACAACGCCGGCGAGCCGGTGTTCACGCCGCAGCGTACTGACGGCGCGGAGACGCTAACTTTCCACGAGCCGACGGGCGCGGCGTTGCTTGAAATGGACCGTGTTAAGAAAAACGCGGACATCAATAAGACGTACCGGTTGTTGCAGAGCATTACGGGCGTTGCGAGCCACAACCATTTCAGTAAGCTTAAAATGGGCGACCTGAAAGTGTGCTTGGCGGTTCTGACGCTTTTTATGGGTTAGTCCGTACGCCGTTGGTACGTAACGGTGGGGACTTCCGATTTTCGGCGGGCGGCCACACCTTCGGGGCTGTTTACGGGGAGATGTTTTTACAGGTGTGCCGGGACTACCCCAGCTTGCCGAACCCGAAAACAATGACCGCCTCAGAGATACGATTTTATTACAACGGGCTGCGGTCTGAGCTACAGGCGGGGACCAAGCCCAGATAATCAGGAGCGGTAATTTTGTCGAATAAGCGCTTTAGCGTGGAAGCTGTTTTTAAAGCGATCGACAGAGTCACCGCTCCTGTTACGCGTATGCAAAATCGTATAGGGAAAATGACCCGGACCGTTGGCCGGAATTTGGATAACTTAAACCGCCGTATGGATAAATTCGGCCGGCGGGCGAAACAGGGTGCGCTTGCCGTTGGCATTGCTGGTGCTATAGCTACGGGTGTTATGGCGGACGTTGTCCGGACGGGTGCGGAGTTTGAGCAGACGCTCATTGTGGCGGCGTCAAAATTCCCGGGTCAAATACGCAGGTCGACAGACGCTTTTCAGGTGCTTGAAGACGCCGTTCGGTCTGTCGGGCGTGAAACTGAATTCACCTCGTCTCAAGGGGCGCAGGCGTTAAAGTATCTCGCACAAGCCGGGCTTTCGGCTGAAGCGGCGGTGTCGTTGCTCCCGCGGGTTGTCGAGTTGGCGACCGCGGCACAAATCGGGCTGGACGAAGCCGCTAACATGGCGACTAAATCTTTAGGGGCGTTCGGCCTTAGAACTGAAGACGTTGCACAACAGGAGAAAAATTTAATTCGGGTTATGGGCGTTTTGTCCGCGGTTGCGGATACGTCCGGATCTGACGTTTCAGAATTTTTCGAGGCGATTTCAGAGGGCGCCAAGGTCCTAGAACAGGCGGGGGGCTCTGTTGAGACTTTCGGTGCTATGACAGGTATACTCGCGAATTCGTCCCAGATGGCCGGCAAGGCGGGCACCGCGCTCAGGAATGTTATTTTACGTTTAACGGCACCCGTTCCGGAAGCCGAGAGGGCGTTACATAAACTAAAGGTCAAGATAGAAGACGTTGACGGGAACGTCCGGGACATGCCGGACATCTTCGAGGATCTGGGTAAGGCCCTCAGTAAATTCGGCCAGCGTCAACGCCAGGCTATTTTAAAAACTATATTCCAGAATCGGAGCATCACGGCCGCAAACATTTTGCTTGAGGCCGGCGCGGATAAGATGCGTAGCTATAGCGGAGAACTGGAAAGCGTGGGCGATTACACTAAGCGGCTGGCAAATATCGTTCGGGACAGCCTAGCGGTTGAATTGAAAGAGACAAATAGCGCCGTTGAAAGCGTGAAACTCTCTATCTTTAAACTTGTGCGTGAGCCGCTTTCAGGGCTCATTAACAAAACAACCGAGTGGGTGCGCGCAAACGAGGAGCTCATAGCTCAGAACGTGGCCGGGTTTATCTTAAAGATTTTTGATAACCTGGACAAAATCGCAGAGATTGCGCCGAAGATCGGTATTGCGGCGGCGGCGGTTATGGGGCTCATCGTGACGTTGAAGACATTGGCCCTTGTGCTCACCGTGCTTAACCTTTTGATGATCCCGTTAACGGGGGGCCTGTCGTTGATCCTTGCGGGGATCACGCTCATCATTGCCGGCGTGGGCATCCTTGCCGTAAAATTCCATAAATTCATACAGTCGTATGGTGGGTATAAACAGGTGCTCGCCAATGTGGCTAGCTTCTTTAAAGAGACGTGGGGTTCAATCGCGGACTGGGCGGCGAAGCTCTGGGACGGTATCGTAGAAAAATTTCACGCGGCGATGGCGAAAATAACCGGTGGTATTGATAAGGTAAAAGGCTTGGCGTCAGATGTAGGCGGGTTCTTTGGCATCGGAGGCGACGACGAGGGCCCGGCGGCCGCCGGCGCCGCGGGGCCGCAAGTTGTGAGCCCCGAACAGAGGGCCGCGCGAATGGTCGAAGAGCGCAACTTCACGAGTCGGTCCGAGCTCACCATACGTGACGAAACCGGGCGTACCGAAGTTACGCGGGGTTCGCTTGCTCCGGGCGTTGTCCTGCAACCGACAGGGGGGTATTGATGTCATGGGTTGATCGATTGCGCGAGGCCGCGTACACGTCGCCCAGTGGCGTGCGGACGGTGTTCAGTTATGAGAACGTTAAGCGCGCAGTCACTAAAAAAACATCAAGTTTTGAGTTCCCCGACGCGGACGGAACGTACGTCCAGGATTTCGGCGCTGGCGGCAGGCGGTACCCGGTGCGGGTTTTTCTTTGGGGGGCCGACTACGATATAGCGGCGGCAGCTTTTGAGGAGTCCCTAATAGAGCGTGGCGTCGGGCGGTTGGAGCACCCTATATATGGCACGGTTGACGTTATCCCGTTCGGCGAGATCGTCCGCCGCGATGACCTGAAGACGGCAGCGAACCAGGCCGTTATAGAAGTTACCTTTTGGGAGTCGACCGGCGTTGCGTACCCGACGGCGGATAAAGACCCCGCTTCGGCGGTGCTTGGCGCGGTCGACGGTTTTAACACGGCGATAGCTACCGAGTTCGCCGAGACGCCCGGCGTTGACGTAGCGACACAACAGGCGCTTATAAAGAGTCAGTTCGAGCGCGCTCTGGCGGCGGTAGATACGGCGCTGGCCCCGGTTGCGGCTGTAGAGGATGCCGTGTCCGCCCAGTTTACCGCTATCTATGATTCCATTACTCTCGGAATCGATGTCCTGATCGACGAGCCTTTGACGCTCGGCTTTCAGACGGTGCTTTTGATCGAGGCACCGGCCCGGGCCGCGGCCGCTATCTCGGACCGGTTGGCGGCGTACGCCGGGCTGCTTGAGTCCCTTACCAGCGGGCACGGCGCGGCGGGCGTACCGGAGTTTAAGACAACGGATCTTTTCGCGTCGACTCAGGTAGCGGCCGAAGTCGTAGCCGTTGTGAACAGTACTTTTCTGACGCAAGGCGGGGCCATTACTGCAGCGGAAAAGATACTGGGTCAGTTCGAGGCCTTTGTGTCCTGGCGAGACGATACGGCGCGGGCGCTCGCCGTTGTGGATACCGGCGAAGCGTACCAGCAGTTACAGGACGCGGTGGCGTTGGCAGCTGGGTATCTGGTGGAACTCTCTTTTACGCTTAAACAGGAGCGGGCTATTACGCTCACTCGTCCGCGGACCGTCATTGACCTGGCCGCGGAGTTGTACGGCGAGGTGGATGGTAAGTTAGATTTTTTGATTACCTCGAATAACTTAACGGGCGATGAGATTATAGAGTTGCCGCGGGGGCGTCGCATTGTCTACTACGTATAAAACCCTTCAGGGCGACTCTTACGACCTCGTGGCGCGTAGGGTCTACGGTACCGAAGCCGAGGCCCCCCGTATCCGTAAGGCTAACTCCGGGGTGCCTGAGCCTCTGCCGGCGGGGGTTGATTTAATTACCCCCACGTTACCAGGGGCGCCGTCAGATAGATACGTTGCGATGCCCTCGGAGCACCCGGACGAAATCGCGGTACGGATCGCCGGCGAACGCTTCCGGTTTTGGCAGTCGATCCGGGTGACCCAGTCGGTTGATTCGTTCGATACCGTGGAGTTAACCGCCCCGTTCGCGCATGATTTAAAAGGCTTCCGAGAGACGTTCCAACCGTTCACATATAAAAATATGGACGTAACTGTGGGGGGCTTCCGTCTCTTTACGGGGACTATGGTTGCCGTACGGCCAGATATTACGGCAAAACGCCGCGCAGTGGTTGCGAGTGGGTATGCGTTACCGGGGGTTTTACACGACTGCACCCCGCCGGCGAGCGCGCTACCGTTGGAGTTCAACGACCAGAATTTACGTGATATCGCTATCGCTCTGGCAGGCCCGTTCGGGCTTTCGGTGGAATTCGCAGACGACCCGGGCCCGGCGTTTGATAATGACCCGGCATTACCCCCCGGGCGTACGGTTTTGTCTTTTCTATCGGCACTTGCGAAACAAAGGAATCTGGTTATCGGGAGCACCCCCGGGGGTGCCCTTTTGTTCCGTCGGCCAGGTAAGGCGACCGCGCCCGTTGCGAGGCTCCGGCAGGGCGAAGGCCCGTTATTAAGCGTAACGCCTCAGTTCCGTCCGCAAGCGTACT